TTGCAGACCCAGTTCCAGTCCATAATTTCGCATCAAAATACTGACTGCCATCCGCAATCGTTGGGGTCGGCAGGTTAAAAGTACACCAAGCCTTGTAATCACTAGGAGCCGAATAAACGAAAGGTCTAGCTCCAAAGTTTATAGAGCTGTTGACACTTGTATCTCCGTAAGTGCTAGCGCCTGGACCCCAACTTCCTGATGAAATCCTATCTGTTAGCCCTGCCATGCCTCCATAAATAACAGCACCTGTTTTAGAGGAGCCGCTAGTTGGAACGCCAGTATTTCCATCTTTTCCGACTTTGAGAGTACCGTTTACACCCCAATAAATAGCTTTGTTATCCATATCCATGTAAAGCTGAACGATGTCTCCTACAGCCCAGGTAAGTCCTCCAGTGACAGGATCACCTCCGCTATATCCGATGGTTCCGTTGTTTTGAAAACGTGAGCTATACAACTCACCAAGAGTTCCAGACGCATCGGGATGATCACTGCCAATTATTCCTGGTATATGGCTTGTGCTCTTCATCGTAAATTCGCAATACCATTTGCCACTGCTTGCAAGAATTGTAGATCTGGCATATCTCTGAGATGTTCCGCCATTCCAGTCAAGGTTGCCATTTGATAGCGTCAAGCCGTAGTTATTAACAGGGTTCAACGTGGCGTAGTTCCCAACGACATTTCCACCGACCCCATCATCAGTCTGATCAGCACGTTGCTCTGGGCTGTCAACTAATGAGTCACAACCTTCGCCGCCTAAATTATCGGCAAATGCCATGTAGATGTAATTTACGCCAGATGTATTAAGATCCGCCGTATTATCAATAGTAAATCCTGTTGATGTCGCGGTTATAGGATAGTTTCCAATCACCGCATCATTTGTATTGCCTCCTGCACTACTACCTGCGAAAAGAAATTTATTATTCTGTCGTGCGTTATCCCAAATCCACCAATCAGTTTGGTTGCCGGTGCTCTTAATCATTATCCATGCAGGCTTGAATCCAAGTGTTATTTCCTTACCGGAAGCACTTGACCCGCTGAAGCTACCAAACTTACTAAATCCAGGTATTTCAGACCAACAATATGCAATCCAACTGTCTTCTGTGCCGTCATTTAAGGTAAACACTGATGTAGTCGGGTCAGTGCTCCCCCAAGCACTGCTGTCTATGTAACCACCGCTGCCGTTCAAAATAATCTTTTTGGCATTACCAAGGCCAGCGTGATAACACTGCCAATCGTTAGAAGAATCTCTGCTTTTAGTAATTATAAATTTAGGGGCAGCATTCAATCCATGGCCAACAGTTACAGTGCCGCTACCGTTTTCAAACGAAACAATCGAAAAACCTTTAGTCTGGTTTGCTTTGACAACAGTTTGAATACCGCCATCAAAGTTTGACGCTCCAGCAGTGCTATTCGTATTAGCCTGCCCGCCCATTCCGCTGTGCTGCGTGCAGTAGTAATAAAGCGTTGGTGCGCTAGCAGCGACAACAATTGTGGTCTTAGCGCCTGCACTCCCAGGCGTTCCAGTCGTTGTTACGCCTGTGGTGTATTCACTGCCGCCGCCATGAGTACCGTTGGACGTTGTAGAGAAGCGCAGCGGGTGGCCTGAGTTGCTGCTATCCGACTGGTCGAACACATACGTGCTGCCTTCTGCTAATTCGAGCGTTACAGCACTCGTTCCAAAATCATCAAAGCGATACTTATTGCCGCTGTCAGATACAACTTTGACGGTATAGGTCTTGTTGCTATTTGCTCCAGCGTTCCAAGTCCATGCTACGTAATTGTCATTATTTTTATTGGTGACTTCATCGCTACCAGTAGTAAATCCGTTTGCATTAAATGAAGTAAGAGTGGTCGAGTCCGTGCCTTCAGCATTAGCTTGATTGGCGCGTAGTCGCTTTAAAGGTCCTCTAACTGTGTCAAATAACGCGTGATCATACGTGGCACTACGAGATTTAATCCACACAAAATCTGGGCTGAACGAGATCGTGCTTCCGTCGCCATCAACAAGCACAGTAGAGCCGTTAATTCTCAAGCCTCTAATCCCTGCGCCTGAGCCGCCGCCGCCGGAAGGCGCATCAATAAGCAATGACGTTATAGATGTAATTCCGCTGGCAGGAGTCACATCAACATACGCAAGACCGCTTTGAGTAAAAGTACTTCCATAGCCAGAGCCATTTACGTTCGCTCTAATTGGAGTGTCAGTGTCAACCCAAATCTCTATTTTTGTACAAGCTATAGCAGGGTCGGGAGAAAATGTTATCGTGCTCCCCGCCGTTAAGTTGCTCCAAGAACTACTGCTTCCATCAAACATATTTGAAGCATTGCTGCCTCCTGAAACCTGAGAGCTATAAACAGGGCCAATAACTTTCGTCCCACCATTGCCGGTGTAAGTAACAGCATCAAAGTTTTGCTTAGGCGTTGTGTCGCCTGTTGAGGCCGTCAAGTTGTTGACGGTCCAAGTGTTTGAGTTGCCGCTGCTGTCCGTACCAAGCGCCGAATCAGAACTGTTATCGGCAAACTTCAGGTGGAAGCCGTTAGGGCTGCCGTAGGAGCCTGAATACTCTTTAGCCTGCCACACTCCGTTTGAATCGGTTTCGCCAAAGTCAGTCGCCGCAAGTGCTTGACCGTCTACAAACTGCACGTCGGCCAAATAACCGTTGAAATACTCAGGATATGTATTGCCACTACCTAAGCGATGCTCTGCATTTCTGTTTACTTGTAAATCAGCGTTTTGAGCCGGATAGCCAGATGAACTAAATGATGTAACTTGCGCTCCATTGACGTAAATTTTAATTCGATTTGACGCAGTCGATTGAGTTGTATCGACACTTAAAACAAGGTGATACCAAGCTGATGTGTCTCTAAATACCTGAGTAGTGATGATGCCTACGCTTGCAGGTAAGTCGAAGAATCTAAGTGTATGATTTGTGCCGTCAAACATAAAATGGGATCTATCAGACCCGCTTGAACCTGCTGAGAAAAATGTTGTATTGCTTGTGTTTTTTGACTTTTTTACCCAGCCGCTCCAAGTCCATGTCTTGCGATTACCTGCAGAACTTGGCGTGCGACTTAGATATGCAGAATCTGCTGAGTTAAATCTAAGCGACCTGTCGATGGCGTAGCCCGCAGCCGCTCCAGCAGCAGCGGTAAGAAACAGCGAAGGCGCACCGCCAGGAATACTCATGAAACGTTCAGCAGCGAGGTGACCGTAATGCGCGTGGCGCTTTCGCAATAATAAGCCAATACATCAACTGCAGCAGCAGTCGTTGTCAGCGTTGGGGCGGTGCCACCAGCAAACTTGTACTTCGTGCCGCCATAAGCAAGTGTTCTGCTTCCCGTCCCATCCTGCGTCACCACAATGACCCCGGATTGACCAGCCGTTACGTTTGTTGGGTCGCCCAAAGTACGGTTGCCAGCAAGTGTCACGCTGAAGTTATTGCCAAGACTTAGATCAACCGCAATCGTTGCCGCGTCCGTCAATGCAACAACCGCTCCACGCTGAGCCTTTGTAAAGCTCTGAGCAAGTCCCAATCCGGCGATTGTTGTCGTTGCATCAGGCAGCGTCACCGTTACATCTGCTGTTGGGTTGCAAGTCAGCGTCAACTCATTGGCATCCGCTGAGGTGCCCTCCATCACAATGTTTGCGTTGAACGTTGCAATGCCATCAACCTGCAACGTCGAATCAAGCGTCACTGCATTGTTGACATCCAACGTTCCAGGGATGTCCACATTGCTGGTGAATTCAACATCTGTGCCGTTAGACGCTGTTTGAAGCAACTGACGAGCACTGCCATTAGCGAGCTTGCTGACTGCAATCTCCGCAGATGCACTGATGTCACCGTCAACGATCGTGGTATTAGCGATCATTGCGCTGGTCACCGTTCCGGTGTCACCAGTAGTGACAACGTTTCCAGTCACATCTGGAAATGTGATCGTGCGGTCAGCGGAAGGATTGACGCAAGTAATCGTCAACTCATTTGCGTCATCAGCAGAGCCCTCAAACGCTAAAACTGCGTTTTGGCCCAGCAAAACCGTTCCAGTAAACGTTGGGCTAGCAGCTCCAATCTTTTCAGTGTCAAGCTCCTGTAAAGCTGACTGCACATTCGTAGCAGCAATGTCCCCAACTGGGGTGACTGAGATGTTGGCTGCAGTTTGTCCAGCGATAGCATTGGAAACATCCACCAAAGAGAAAGTTGACCCCGCCCCCAAACTCACGAGCATGTCGGGAGGAGCCAAACTCACTGCAGGCGCAGCACCTGAGCCCGTTCCACTCGTGTCAACAACCACGTAGTAGTTCAGGTTGGTAACAGCAGGTGCAGGCAAAGCCGACCCAGCGGTAAAGCCTGCAGCCGATCCAGCCGTAGTGACGCTGGTCAGTAAATTAGAGCTTGCGTTATAGACACCAGCAAGAATTAGGTTGCCGCTGATAACCGTGATCGGCAGAAAAGAATTGCCTGTAGACACGTACAGGTCTTCATTCTTCTCGTCGAAAAAGAATTGACCCTTAAAGTCAGCAGTTGGGAAGGTAACGATATTGTCTGTAGCTCCAGCACCACCAAACTTGGTAACCGAATTGTCGGCAAGCTTTGCTCCGGTTACAGCGTCAGAAGCAATCAGAGAGCTAGGAATTGTGCCGCTAGTCAACTTTGCGGCGGAAAGATCTGGAATATCAGCAGGAACTAAAGTCGCACCTGCAGTGATGTGACCTTGACCGTTAACGGTCACCTTGGTGTAAGTACCAGTCGAGACAGTGCTGCTGTGGTTCAGGTTGCCCGAGGCATCTACCGCTAAGCCACTGCCAGGAATCACCGCACCAGCAGCAGTAGACGTAGCGACAGGCAGATCAGAAGCAGCAAGCACCCTGCCACCTGTAATCAATCCCTTCGCGTCATAAGTGACGAGGTGGTGCGTTGAAGATGCTGTTACGTCATTAGCAATTTCAATCGTGCTGGAGTCCATGCGGAGACCATCACCATTGACGACGACACCACCTTTGGCGCTTGAAGTTGCAGCTGGGAGGTCAGACCCTGCAATCGTGCGATACGCCAATGAACCAGCACCACTGGTCGGGCCAGCCAAGAACTGGTTTGCAGCAGTGCTGTTATCAATCGTCGCTGCGATCGTTACTGTGTCACCGCTTGTTGTCGTCGTGATGTTGACGATGCCGGTGGTGCTGCCATTAGCCGTGTTCAGCGATCCAGCTGCTTTGAGACTGACCCACGCTGACCCGTTCCAGATATAAAGCTTTGAATCGTCTGTATCTAAAGCAAGCTGCCCAGTAAACGCTCCAGAGCTAGGCAGCGTTGTGACCAGATCAACAGTTGATTCGTTTGCAAGCTTTGCCCCTGTAATCGCATCATCAGCAACTTTTGCTGTCGTTACTGCAGCGTCCGCAAGTGCTGCTGTTGCAATATCACCTGCAGCAAACAGGATCTTTGCTCCGGGGATTGTGTCGTTACTAATTAAGGTGACGCCATTGGCGACAAGATCACCAACAGTCAGCTTTTTTGTTTCGCTGGCGCTGGTGTCTACAACAGCAACCAAGTCCCCCGTGGCAAGAGCGGAGCCAGTGAGCGCATTAAGCTCACTAATCTTTTTATCAGCCATTGGCAGGACTCC